CAGACGCAAATGTTACACGCTCCGCGAGCGCGGGGCATAACAGCGAGAGGTCGCATGCGGGGGGCAAGTGGTGCCCGGGGACGAGGCATCAAAAGGACCACACTTCAAGGGGATCGCGCAGAGGTGGGACGAAAACGCGCCTACTGAAACGCAAGGCATTTCCGATGGGGACGCCCCACCGGAAAGGCAAGCGGAGTGACAGAAACCCCCACCCCCGCCGGCGCGAAACTCGTGGCGGAGATCATCGAGAAGGCGCACGCCGCTGCACCGCTTGCGGCGCCATCTCTGCCGAAACGCGCCCGTCATGTGGACTGGCGCAAGGAATGGCAGCGGGACGACAAAGGCCAGCCCATCGCAAACCTCGCGAATGTGCTGCATGCACTGCGATGCGATCCCGCGCTTGCGGACCTCTTTGCGTTCGACGAAATGCAGGGTGTCGTGGTCATCAGCAAACCGGTGCCTCTGCCCGCTGATCCGCAAGCGCTGCCCGATGATGACTTCCAGCCGCGCGCGGCCTGCGACAATGACCTGAACAGGCTCCAAGAGTTCCTTCAAGTTTTGGGCCTCCCACGGCTCGGCCGAGACACGACCCACCAAGCGGTGGATGTGCGAGCGCGAGAGGAAGCATTCCATCCGATCCGCGATTGGCTACGTTCACTTTCCTGGGACGAACGACCGCGTCTCTCCACTTGGCTGCACACGTATCTCGGTTGCGCGAACAGCCTCTACGTCTCGCAAATCGGCACGATGTTCTTCATCGCCATGGTCGCCCGCATCATGCAGCCCGGCTGCAAGGCCGATTACATGCTTGTGCTCGAAGGTCCGCAGGGTGCGATGAAATCGACCGTGTGCCAGACCCTCGGTGGCGAGTGGTTCTCCGACAATATGCCTGCGGTGACGAATGGCAAAGATGTGAGTATTCACTTGCGCGGGAAGTGGCTAATCGAGATTGCGGAGCTTTCGGCAATCAGCCGCGCTGAAGATGCCGAATTGAAGGCATTCATTACCAGGACCACTGAGAGGTTCCGCCCGCCGTATGGGCGGCTTGAAGTTGAGATGCCCCGCCAATGTGTGTTCATCGGGACCACAAATAAGGCCGAATACCTGCGCGACGAGACCGGCGGGCGGCGCTATTGGCCTGTGTCTGTTGGCCAGATCGATCCAGATGCCTTGTTGCGGGACCGCGAGCAGTTATTCGCCGAAGCGGTGCATCTCTACGACTACGGGCGCCGCTGGTGGCCCTCTGCCGATTTCGAGCGCGAGCATATCAAGCCGCAGCAAGAGGCACGCTTCCAGGGCGATACATGGGAGGAAAACATCGCCCCATGGCTCAAGGGGCAGTCGCGCGTCACAGTGGGGCAGGTGGCTTCTCAAGCTCTCTTCATCGAGACACCGAAGATCAACCGCACAGACCAACTGCGGATCATTGCCTGCCTGGAGCGGTTGGGCTGGAGGCAGGGTCAGCGCGGCACAGGCGGTATCCGCTGGTACGTGCCGGAAGGGGAGGGCCTGCAATGACCGGACGCCCACGGACTCCTTCGAGTGACGCAGTGACGGACAGTGACGCACTTTCCCATATAAGCACCATGCGTGCGCGCGCGGGCGCGCGCATTCCCCAATATAGAAATCTCCGTCACTGTCCGTCACTGCGTCACTCTTTGTCACTGGACCTTGTGAACGAGATGACGGTGCCCGACCTCCTTTCCCTGCTGGCGGCCGAGGTGCGACGCCTTTCCCCATCGCATCGTGATCCTGATGCCTTTCACGAGGCGAAGTCGGAGATCGAAGCAGCCTTGCACCAACTCGCACGGGTCCTCCCGGCCATCCACGTATACGGGCGGTCAAGGGGCAAGGGTCCTCTAGACGAAGGTGGTTTGAGTCCTAAAGTTTTTGACTTGAGAAGGGGTTAAGCATGCATGAGATGCATGGCTTCGGCCTTTTCACGGACCCGGCGCGGCCAGCGGAGACGCTTTCGAAGAAGGGCTTCGCGGAACTGATCGGTGTCTCACCCGGGCGCGTCTCGCAACTGATTGCCGGCGGCCTCCCCGTGGAGCCTAACGGGCGCATCCATGTGGCGCGGGGGAAGGCGTGGGTGGCGGAGAATGTGGACCCCAACCGCCGCCGCGCGTCCCTCGACGACCGTCCAGCGCCCGTCATTCATTCGCCACGGGCCGCGCGTGAGGTGTCGGAGGCGGAGATCGCCCGGCTCAAGGCGGAGCGCCTCGGTGGTCACCTGATCGACCGGAGCGCCACACTGCGCACAGTGGAGAGCCGGGCGCGGGCGGAGCGGGATGCCTGGATCGGTTGGGTGAATCGTGCCGCCCCTGAACTTGCCTCGGCAACCGGGGCTGACCTTGCCGCCGTCGTCGCGGCGCTGGACCGCCTGGTGCGCGATCAGCTTGTGATGCTCGCCTCGCTGCCGCTGGGAGACCTCGACCATGACTGACATCGGCACGCTCACCGCCGAGCTGGTGGACGCCGCATGGCGCGCCGGCCTGGAGCCGGAGCCGCAGCTCACAGTCACCGAATGGGCGGACAAGCACCGCGTGCTTCCCGGCACCAATGCGGAACCCGGGCGCTGGCGCACCGCGCGTGTGCCGTATCTCGGCGAGATCATGGATTGCCTCTCCACTGCCTCCCCGGTGGAAAGGGTGGTTTTGATGAAGGGCGCGCAGACCGGCGGCACCGAGGCGGGGCTCAACGCCATCGGCTATTGGATCGCCCATGCGCCGGGCCTCATCCTTGCTGTGTGGCCCTCCATCGACATGGTACGGCGGAACTCGCGGACCCGTATCGATCCCCTCATCGAGGGCACACCGGCGCTGAAGGAGAAGATTGCGCCCGCCCGTGCCAAAGAACCGGGCAACACGGTGGGGCTGAAGGAGTTCCCCGGCGGGGCCCTGGTGATGACCGGCGCCAATTCCGCCACCGGTCTACGTTCCACTCCGGCGCGCTACCTGGTGCTTGACGAGGTGGATGCCTTCCCAGCCGACGCGGACGGGGAAGGCGATCCGGTGGCGCTGGCTGTCCAGCGCACCGTGACCTTCCGGGGCCGGCGCAAGGTATTCCTCATTTCGACACCCACCGAGGCCGGCCTCTCCCGCATCGAGAAAGCCTATGCCGAGAGTGACAGGCGCCGCTTCTTCGTGCCGTGCCCTCACTGCGGCAACTATCAGGCGCTCGCCTGGCGGGGCGTGACCTGGCCGGAGGGCGAGCCCGGCAGGGCCTTCTATGCTTGCGAGGGGTGCGGTGGTGTCATCGAAGAGGCGGACAAGCCGGCGCTGCTGGCGCGGGGCGAATGGCGCGCCACGGCCGCAGGGGACGGGCGCACGGCCGGCTTCCACCTCTCCGCGCTCTATTCCCCCTTCGAGAGCTGGGCGGAGATCGCCATCGACTTCCTTGCCTCAAAGGATGATCCGGCGCGGCTGAAGGCCTGGACGAACCTCAAGCTGGGGGAGCCTTTCGAGGATCGGGACGACGCGGCCATCGAGGCAGCGGGCTTCCTCTCGCGGCTGGAGGATTGGGGNNAGGATCTGCCCAATGGTGTCGCGGTGTTAACCGCCGGGGTGGATGTGCAGGGCGACCGGCTGGAGCTGGAGATCGTGGGCTGGGGCGCAGGCGAGGAATCGTGGTCCCTGGAATNNACAGTGCTCTGGGGCAATCCGTCCGAGCCGGAGGTGTGGCAGGCCCTCGACGCTGAGTTGCTGCGCTCCTTTCCCCGATCCACTGGCGGGTGCGCTGCCCATCCGCGCCGTCGCCATCGACTCGGGCGGCCACCACACGCAGACCGTCTACCGATTCTCGCGTGATCGGGGCGCCCGGCGCGTGTGGGCCATCAAAGGCCGCGCCGGCCCCGGCCTTTCCGTCTGGCCCCGGCGGCCGCCGAAACCGAAGGACCGGGCCAAGATGATGGCGCCCTTCATCGTCGGCGTGGACTCGGCGAAAGAAGTCATAACCAACCGCTTGCGCCTCACCGCGCCTGGCCCCGGCTATTGCCATTTCCCGGTGGGCCGGGACCTGGATTATTTCCGCCAGCTCGGCGCCGAGCGGCTCATCAAGAGCTGGCGGCGCGGGGTGCCCGTGCGCGAATGGCGGAAAGATCCCGGCGTGCGGAACGAGGCGCTGGATTGCAGGGTGTATGCCTATGCTGCTCTGCAAGGTCTCACTACAATGGGAATGCAACTCAGTGCTCCTTCTGGAGCACTACCTCTAATGGATAAGAATAGGACGCCGCGCGCCTTTAAGTCCAGATGGCTGAATGAATGATTGACTATTAGTATGCCAATTTAATATCAAGTAATTGCGATTTTAATATGGATCAAAATTTTTCAAAATTTCCATGAAATCAGAAATTAAAATTTTCTCATTACTTATAAAGTCAGACATTTTATTGATAAAATCAATGTTATATCTGAATTTTTCAAGCTCCATCATCGTTGATGATCGGCGCTTAAATTGAACAAATGATAGCCAAGTTTGATCGTCTATATTAATAGTTCCTCCTAAATATCCGTGGCAAAGACGGTTTCTCATCTCCATTATTTTGGGAATTTCAATAATAAATAATTTAATATCAATTAAATCTTCTATAGAAATTCGGCTCTCTAGCAAATCTAATCCATTTCTTAATGTTTTACACATATCTTCAATAGTGTGTGGATATTTTTTAGATATAATTGTTCCATCAATAATTCTATTTAATTCGAATAGTAATTTATGCATTAAGTATTCTAATTTCGATGTTTCGCAAATAAATCTTCCAATTGCGGAGTGGGTATCATCGTATTGGGGCATAATCTATCGCTTCCGAAGGCGTAGTCCGGCGCCGCCCCCATTTTCGGCGATGAACTCCACTCCTGCAGCCTCTAGAGCTTGCTGGATCGCAGTGATCGTTTCGACCGATACTGCACGTCTTGCCTTCTCGAAATCCACTACGGTTGACAGGCCAAGACCCGCCGCCTCGGCGAGGCGAGGTTGCGTCCAGTCAATCAAGGCGCGCGCCGCTCGGCATTGTGCTGGTGTCATGATCAATATTTTCTGTTGACGGTGGGGGTTGCGATATGTATCAACATAAACTGTTGATACGGTCTTACCACAGGAGCGAGCACATGGGCACCCCTATGAGCCAACGCGAAGTGCATTTCCAAGCAACCGCCGTCGTAGCATCCACGGAGGATGCCCATCCCGACGCGGCACTTCTGGCTGCCTTTTCCGGGTACGCAAAGGCGAATAGGGATTTTGACTATGCATGCGACGTGTTGCTGCCCGGCGGCGGCTCGGATCAAGACCATGAACCGTATTATCAGGCATTAGATTCCTACTCCGAAGTCATCGAGCGGCATCAAGCTTCGACGGTAGAAGGGTTGGCGGTCCAGCTGCGCTATCTATCCGCGAAGAATATGTGCAGCCCGGACGCGCTGCGTGCTGCAATTTATGGCGAGCCGGTAAGCGACGAGTTGGCTGCGGCGCTCGCTGCGAACATATACGACAAGATGCTGTGGGATATGGCGCAGAGGGCGAGCACATGGGCACCCCCTCTGCGCCAACGCGAAAGTAATGTCCACGCATGCGTTATGGAGGAAGCTACTGGCCTGCGCGGACGAATTGAAGCCGCTGTCGAGAGCCTCCTCGCCCTGCTGGACGAAATGGACGGCGATGCTGACCTCGAATACACCGCCGGAGATCCGCGTGGAGGCCATCCCGACGAAGCCGAACCGGATGACGCGCCGGAGGAGGATGATGACTGCTCGGACAATGCGGATGACGAGCCATGGCTGGGTGCCCTCGAAGTCTCGCAGAATGACGAGTTCAGCGCCTCCTTGCACCCTGCTTCCGGCGTCTCCCGTATAGGCCGCCCCCCATGCGATCAGGAGCATGCATGGTCGCACGGCGCCAACGGCTTCCCGGATCTGGAATGGGACATCAACGACCGCCCGCACGATTGCGACGAGCGCGAGGCGGATGCGGGGGAGCAGCCGGAGTTCGATCCGGCCGAAGACGGCATCGCTGACCGCGACGCCCTCTATCTCTTCATTGAGGAGAGGGACTTCAACACCCACATGCATGAGGCCCGCCACCCCCGCCTTGTCGGCACTTGGTGGGCGCGCCAGGCGCTAGTGGCACTGCCCAAGGCGCGCAAGCGGCCGGGAGGATGGCAGAGACAGGCATATTCTCAGCGTTCGGCGCTTGACCGTTATGAAGCAAAACGGTATTGACCGTTATGAGGAATAACGGAGATGCATATGGCCCGCACGTTCGCACCCAGTGATATTGCTGCGATCACTGGCATCAGCCCCGAGGCGCTGCGTCTGTGGCGTCATGAGGGTTATGTTCGCCTCGGCGAGGCCGCAGGCAATACGACGAAGTACAGCGATCAGGAAGCTGTCACCCTCCTGATCGGAAAAGAGATCGCCCAACAGGGTTTTACGCTCGCTGAGGCTTTCCAAGTCGCCCTGTCGGACGAAGTACAGCAGATCCTCCATCGCATCGGAGATCCCAATTCCGATGATGCGTCTGCAAACTACCTCTTCATTGCGCGTGACACAGGCAGTGAAAGTCCTGGTGTCAAATACGCCATTCACTCCGATATTGAATCTGAATTCGAAAGTCAGCCGATCAATTTGAAAGACCTCAAATTCAAGCCGGATGGTCTTTATCGTGCGCTCACCATGACCACACTGTTCGTCAACGAAGCGTGGCGCACGGTTTCAAGCAAAGCCCATCACCGCCAGCGCGCAGGGTTCTGATGAACAGCTTCCTTGCCCGCATCCTCTCCTTCGGCAAGCCCGCCGCCCGCGCCTATGACGCGGCCGGCGGCGGGCGCCGCTGGCGCGGCTTCGTCGACATGCCCAACCAGATTGCGGCGCAGCTCGCCGCGCGTGGGCCGGTGGGCAAGCGGGCGCGGGCTCTGGTGGCCAATAATCCTCTGGCGGCTTCCGGTGCGGAGGCCTGGGCCTCCGCCCTCGTGGGCACTGGCATCAAGCCGCAATCCACCCATCCCGATGCCGCCGTGCGCGCTGAACTCAATGCGCGCTTTGAGCGCTGGACGGACGCGGCCGACGCCGAGGGCCTCGCCGACTTCTACGGACTCCAGGCGCTTGCCGCCCGCCGCATGGTTGTGGATGGCGAAGCCTTCGGCACCTTCACCCATGACGAGCGCGCAGCGCTGAAGGTGCGCCTGCTGGATGCGGAACAGGTGGACCCCGCAATGCACCGGGATGCGGGCGGCGGGGTGCGAATCGTGGCCGGCGTCGAATTCGATGCCGCCGGACGTCGGCTCGCCTATCACGCCTTCCGTGAGCGCCCCGGCCTGCCGCTGGGCACTATGTTGGACACGGTGCGCCTGCCCTCCGAGGATGTGTGCCACCTGTTCCGTACCGATGTGCCCGGTCAGGTGCGCGGCCTTTCTTGGTTCGCCCCTGCGCTGCTGCGCCTCGCTGATTATGACGCTGCGTCCGATGCCCAGCTCATGCGCCAGAAGGTGGCTGCGCTGCTCACGGGCTTCATCACCGATCCCAATGGCGTGCCGGCAGACTTCCAGGGTGCGGGCGACGGTATGGGCAATCTGGACGGCGGCATGGAGCCGGGAAGCCTGAAGGTGCTGCTGCCCGGCCAGGACATCCGCTTTTCCGATCCTGCCAACGTCGGCTCCGAAGTCATCGAGTTCATGAAGGTAACCGCCCGCGAGATCGCGGTGGGGTTGGGCGTACCCTATGAGACCCTGACCGGCGACCTTTCGGGTACCAATTATTCCTCCATACGCGCCGGCCTCGTGGAGTTCCGCCGCCGGGTTGAGGCCATTCAGCATCACGTGCTGGTGTTCCAGCTCTGCCGCCCGGTTTGGCGGCGTTTCGTCACCTCCGAGATTCTCTCTGGACGGCTTGCCGCGCCCAGCTTTGAGCGCGACCCCGAGCCTTGGCTCGGCGCTCGGTGGATCACCCCGCGCCAGGAATGGGTGGACCCCAAGAAGGACGCCGAGGCAGAGATTGCCGCCATCGGCGCCGGCCTCATGAGCCGCCGGCAGGCGGTGGCCGCGCGGGGCTATGACCTGGAAGCCCTCGATGCCGAGATTGCCACCGATACGGCCCGCGCCGTGGGCCTCGGCCTCACCTTTGGAGTGCCGCCCGCCCGCCCCACAGCCCCGGCCCCGGAGGAGGATGCCGCATGAACGCCCCCGCCGATATCGTCACCCGTCGCGCCCCGCTCGCGGCGACAAGCTGGAACCCTGAGACGCGGACCCTTGAGGTGGTGTTTTCCACCGGCGCCGACGTGCCGCGCATGGATGTGCGCGGCGGCTTCGTCGAGCGCCTTTCCCTTGAACAGGACTGGTCTGCCTTCATCGGCGCGCCGGTCCTCAACAGCCACCGGCGGGGCGATCTGACTGACGTGCTGGGCTCCGTCCAGAAGGCCTGGACGGTCGGCGGGAACCGAGAAGCCCGCGCCGTTATCAGATTGTCCCGCCGGGCGGATGTTGACCCGATCATTCAAGACATCCTCGACGGCCACCTGCGCGGCGTGTCCGTGGGGTACGTCATTCACGATTGGAAGGAGACCACCGAGGCCGGTCAGCGGGTGAAGACCGCGACGCGCTGGAGCCCGGTGGAACTCTCCATCGTCCCCATTCCCGCCGACCGCCAGGCCACCATACGAGGTGAAACCATGACGGCCCCCACTGTGTCCGCCGATCCGGCGTTCGCGAACCCGCCCGCCGCGGCGGCCCCCACCATCACGGCGCCTGCGGACCGGGCCGCCGTCAATGCGGAGATCCGCTCCATCGCCAACGTTGCCCAGCTTGATCAGGGGTGGGTGAACAGTCAGGTGGATGCCTCGGCCACGGTCGAGACCGCCCGCGCTGCCGCCTTCGAAGCTATGCGCACCCGTTCCGCCGGCGCGGCGCAGGTCGCGCACCACCACCTATCACGTGTCCGGGGTAGAGTCACACCGACCCGTCCCATGCGCGCCGCTGCCATCGGCGAGGCGCTCTATGCCCGATCCCACCCGGCCCACGTGCCTTCCGAGCCCGCCCGCGCTTATCTCGGCCTGTCCATGCCGGAGATCGCCCGCGATTGCCTGCGCACCCGGGGCGTTGCGACCGGAGGACTTTCCTCCGCCGCCGTGATCGAGCGGGCGCTCAGCACCAGCGACTTTCCGCTGATCCTCGGCGATGCTGTGGGGCGCACACTGCGCGATGGCTACCGCACCGCCACCGCCGCCGTGCGCCAGCTCGGTCGCCAGACCACAAATCGCGACTTCCGCGCCAAGCACCGGCTCCAGCTCTCCGAGGCCCCCACCCTCGAAAAGGTTCTGGAAAGCGGCGAGTTCAAATATGGCGGGCTGGCAGAGGCAAAGGAGTCGTACAAGATCGACACCTTCGGCCGCATCATCTCCATCACCCGCCAGTCGCTGGTGAATGATGACCTCGGCGCCTTCTCCGACCTTTCCCGCCGCATGGGGCGAGCGGCGGCGGCTTTCGAGGCGCAGTTCCTTGTGAACCTGCTCACTGCCAACGCCGGTTCCGGGCCGGCCCTGTCGGACGGCCTGGGCCTGTTCCATGCCAGCCACGGAAACACGGGAACGGTGGTGCTCTCCACGGAAAGCCTGACCGCCGCTCGCGTCGCAATGCGCCGGCAGAAGGGGCTTGTAGCCGAGCCTGTCGCGGTGACGCCGAAGAGCCTGCTGGTGCCGCCGGAACTGGAGACGCAAGCGGAAACGCTGGTGGCGGCGATCGCCCCCGCCAAGGTGGATGATGTGAATGTCTTCACCTCTAAGCTCTCCGTGGTGGTCGAGCCTCGCCTCGCCGACACCGGGCGCTGGTATCTCGTCGCGGACCCCGCCGAGGTGGACGGGCTCGAATATGCCTATCTGGAAGGAGAGCCCGGCCCACAGATCGAGACTCAGGCGGGCTTTGACGTGGATGGCGTCAAGGTCAAGGTGCGCCTGGACTTCGGCGCCGGTTTTGTGGACTGGCGCGGCTGGTACACGTCTAAGGCGGCGGGCTGATCATGGCCGATGATGCCACCACACTGGAGGCGCAGCTGACCGAGCTGCGCCGCATACGCCGGACTGGAGTGCTGCGCCTGCAGTATGCCGACGGACGCGCGATCCAGTACGCCAGCCTGGATGAAGTCGGACGGGCAATTGCCGACCTTGAGCGCCGCATCGCGGCGCTCAACCCCGCGCGCATCGGCACTGTGCGCATCTACTCCGCTAAGGGGGTGTGAGATGAGCTTGGCGCGTGGATCATCCTTGCGGGCCAGCGGCCGGCCGAACACCGGAAAGCCCACCTGCCTTCCACGCGCCGGTTCGCATGTAACGTGGGCCACGGTGGGCAAGGCCGCATTCCTAATCTTGGAGGTGCAGTGATGGCCCGTGAGCGCGCACGGTTCAAGGCTGCCGACCTTACCCGCGCCCTCAAGGGCGCGCGCGCTGCGGGCTTCGAACCGAAGCAGGTGCAGATCGGCCCGGACGGAACAATCTCGCTGTGCACCGAGAGTCCGGATCAAATGGCACCGCCGCCGGCGACGGTCGAAGAATCCAACCCGTGGGATGAGACGGCGGGCTGATGCCAAAACCCAACCCACTCCACCTTTCTCGCGACACGGATCGGCACGGCAACTTGCGCTGGTACGTGCGCGTGACTGGCAAGCCCAAGGTGCGCCTCCGTGAGGAGTATGGGACAGCGGCCTTTTGGGCCGCTTACAGCGACGCCCTGGCCGGGCGGGTTGCCGCCAAGGGGGATGAGGGGCGCGCCGTCAAGGTGCCCGCTCATAGTGGTTCGCTGCGCGCCCTGTGCGAGACCTATTACCGGGGAGCCGAGTTCAAGGGACTTGATGCCACGACACGGCGGGTGCGCCGCTCGATCCTTGAGCGGCTTTGCCTGGAGGCAACACCTTCGCGCAAGCTCTATGGCGATCTGCCTTATCGCCAGCTTTTGCCGCGCCATGTCCGCGCGATGCGCGACGGGCGCATGGAGACGCCGGGGGCCGCGAATTCGCTGGTCAAGGCACTCCGCCAACTCTTCACCTTCGCCGTTGATTGCGATCTTGCCGACACCAATCCGGCAAAGGAGGTGCCCTATCTGCCCGCCGTGCGGGCGGAGGGCATCCCCGCCTGGACCGATGCCGATGTTGAGAAGTTCAAGGCCGCGTTTCCGGCTGGCACAATGGGCCGGCTCGCGCTGATGCTCTTCATGGAGCTGGGACAACGCATTTCGGATATCCATCGGCTTGGCCCGTCCATGGTGAAGGACGGGGCCATTACATTCACGCAGTGGAAAAACCGCAGGCACAAGCCGATCACGCTCACGCTGCCGATCAGCGAGGATCTGCGTGCGGTGCTCGCGGCATTGCCTCAGGATCGCCAGACGTTCCTCGTGAGCGATCGGGGGCGCCCGTTCGCCTCCACGGCTGCCTTCGGGAACAGATTCCGCGATTGGTGCCGCGCTGCCGGCCTGGCTGATAGATCCGCCCATGGCTTGCGAAAGCACTTCGCCGCAAAGCTCGCGGAGCGCGGCGCGAGTGACCGCGAGATCATGTCTATGACCGGGCACCGCACGTCAAAGGAGGTGGACCGCTACACCCGTTCAGCGAGTCAAAAGAGGCTCGCGCAGTCCGCGCAGTTGAAGCGCGAAACGTCGAAAACTGTCCCACCGATTTCGGGGAAGCCGAAAAGTGGGACGGAAAATGATGCTAAGTCTTTGTCGGAAAATGCATTTCCCGAAGTGATGGTGCCCGGGGACGGAGTCGAACCGCCGACACTGCGATTTTCAGTCGCATGCTCTACCAACTGAGCTACCCGGGCGCTCTCCTG